GACAATAGCCTTCGAAAGAGTTTCCCGATACTTGGGTGAACTATAAAACGACATGTCAGCGTTCTTTAATGCTTTCTTGACGTTCGCAGAAATACGAGCACGAAGTTCAGGAGTGGGATTCAACCCACCCATTCCTCCATCGTTCATATTGTACAATCGAGCACCCAGCGCCCGTAAGTAAACAATCATCTCTGTTTCCGCTTCTAAGCCTCTTTCGAAAGTTTGCCACTCTTCAATTTGACCAAATGAGAAGTTCTCAATCCCGTACTTACGAATTGCACGTTGCAAGTGAATGTTTGACTTTAAACCTACTTTGTGTTCATCAAGTCGATGAAGATCCTTGTCAGAAACACCAACGTACACGTATCCATCGATCAAATTCTGCACGATGTACAAATACGCTGACATTAACGTCTTGTGTATACTCGAGTGTTCTTTCGGTAAAACGACGCAAATGCTAGACGAGTTCTATTCCCTTTACCGCTGGGTACCTTCAGAGTGCGAAACTTGTTCGATAGTTCTTCATTCACATCGTAGCCTCGATGATGCATCTTGTCAATGACAACGTCAACCGGTTGACAATTAGCATGATGACGCCCCCACTGCAAATGCCAATCAGGTCCACCGGGAACCTTCTCGTCGAGGCGATTGAGCTTGAACTGTTCAGGTCGATACGTGCCCCAACCGCTAGCGACGCTGAAGACAACGAGGCGTGGGCTGGCGTTGAGCATGCAATCGAGGAAGTTTCCCTCCTTGTCGTTCGCAACGTGTTCCATCGCCTCCAACGACATCACGACATCACCAGACCTGACGAAAGCGTCAACGGGAAGGTCCTTGGGAAGGACATCACCCAGCATCAACTTGGAGAAGTTCTCCTTCTTGACACGGAGGTGCGCCTCATCAGCGTACCCATCGCAACCCCACACTGGGATGATCCCCTCGAAGGGCTCGAGCCAGTCGCCCTGGCCGCAGCCGTAGTCGGCGAGCGAGGTCGCCTTGAGGTCGTTCAGGACGAAATCCTTCCACGCAGGAAGCCCGTGCGCGAAGTACTGCCGACCTGCGTTGAAGAACTCACCATCGTAATCAGGCATCTGTACCATCGTCGATCTCTTTCTTTCTCCACGGCCCAATCAGCTTGGGTCGATGTTCACAGTTTGCATTCTCACACGGTTGCGAACCTCTGCGTCCGGCCGTGCAAACATCATACGTATAGCAGACGCTGCAGATCCAACGTCCATCTGACGTTGGTGCATGATCGTACCAATCGTTGCCCGTCCTGCAGTCTTCACAGTCGCAGAAGCTCACTTGATGAACTCTAGGATCTCGTTGATCTCACGATTGAGGTCCTCGTCGTCAACGTTGAGGTTTAGAACCTTGCACCTCGTCAGCTTCGCGAAGTCGAAGTACGTGTCAGTGAGCTCTTGTAGCACGTCAGCGTTGATCTTCGAGTCAAGATCATCAACGATGCCAGCGTAGCTCGAGCGGTAGCAGATGACGATGACAGTGCCCAACGAGGCCCACATCTCGTCCATGTGATCGAGCATCTCGTGATCCGTCTCACGATGCATCACCTTTGAGTACACCCATTCGCATGGATACGCACGATCAAATACGAGGCTGTACCCTGTTTGCCGCAGCACGTCGAATAAACGTGGGTCAGCGTGGCGCAGCTGTTGGATGAACGCCTCACCCCTTGGGAGCTTCGAGGACAGGTACGTATCGTGCTCGCTGGTCGCCTTGAAGTAAGGCACACCGATGCGGCGAGAGAGCTCCTTCGCGATCTGTGTCTTGCCGCACATGTCAGCGCCGCAAAACATGATGATGCGTTGACCGTCCATGCATTCCACTCTACCACACGGGCAGGACAAGTTCACTTGAACACGATCAAGGCGTCTTCGATGTGCTTCTTCACCTTGCACCCACCGCACTGGCACTTGCCCACGCTGCCGCTGGCGAACATCGCGTGCCAGGGTCGCAGGTTGTGCACCGAATCGCACTCGGCGAGGGCACGCTGCAAGCAATCTTGAGCTGAGATGATGTTGCTCATGAAGAACGCAGTCAGCTTCTTCGCGATCGGTCGACAATCCTTGCACACGCCAGGATCGCAGTGCCACTCGGCAGGATCGTGAGTGAAGTAAGGTTTGCCGCACCCGGGACAGGGGTACATCTTCTCTGGTTCACTCATGCGATCTCCTTCATCTTCCAAATTGTGGACGAGTAACCGAAATCATCACGTTTCACCTCTGCGCAGAACATCTTGTACGGCTCGGGGAGCTCCTTCGACCCCCACAGGTTGACGCGGATGGGCTTTCCTGTGGGACCCGCGGCGAAGATCTGCGCGTATGACTTGCCGTTCTTCGTCTGCTTCATCGAACCTGACGTGGCGACCTTGCCTTTCTTTCCCGACAGGACCGTCACGAACCACACGATGTTGGAGTCACCCACCTCCAACGTCTCGATCGATCCCACGTTCTTCTCTTCGAGCTTGTCGAACAAGCACTGGTCGAACATCATCATGATGTCAACGGAACCGAAGACCTTAGCGTGAAGCTCTGCGAGCTCCTTGCTGGTCCATTCATCAGTGAAATCGTCAGCAAGCCCACGAGCGAGGGAGTAGAAGTTCTTCATGCCCTCGTACGGGTCCTTCACAGTGGAACGTTTGATCAAGGTCGCGTGGTCACGCTTGACGTCAACGATCTCCTCCACACCCTTGCGCTTACGTGTGATGGTTTCAACGTACTCTCCCATCAAGGTCTCGTACATGTGCTTGTAGCTCTTGAAGACCTTGTCGGATCCCACGCACCCGAGGCTGTCGAAGGCGCGAACCATGATGAGCGACTCCATCGCCTTCCTGTTGAACTTGCCCAGGCGGTACGATCCGTCCTTCTCGAACAGGAGCTCCTCGATCGACTCGAAGGGTCGCAGATCCATGATCTCTTCGACCGCAGAGTTGCCCACGCCGTTGCACGATGTCATGCTGGGCATCAGCTTCTTCCCGGGAAACGACGTCCAACCCAAGCCTGCGTAGTTGATGTCGATGGGGACGATCTGGTACCCGAGCGCCTTCGCCTCGCCGAACGCCTTCGCACGTTGATCTGGGGTGTGAGACATCGACTCGAGGTAAGCGCACAGCCAGTGCTCCTCGTAGTACGTCATGAGCCAGGCGCACCAGAACGAATCGATGCTGTAAGCGACAGCGTGACTGTTGGAAGTGAGCATGCCGTTTGCAAGGTAGAACTGATGATCAGGATGATCGACTTCGATGTCGCAAGTCTCTTCTTCGCCCACTTCGACAACAGACACAATATTAGTCATGTACGTTCCCACTCCTTAACAAAGTCATCGAATGACTGACATGGTTCAACGTGATCTTTCATCCCATACGTTAGGAGATCAAACATGCTCATTCCTGAGCGTTCAGCTAACTTAGCTACAACGAGCTCAAAAGGCGTAGAGAATGTGGTCACGTTGTACATCGAACCAATGTAATGAACTGCAGGTTCAAGATCGGAACGAACGATGCTCAGCAGTTTGTTCTTGCAATCATCAAGTAGTTCACCAGTGTTAGCGTTCCATTGGTCGTACGAGACACGAACAAGCGTGTAACCCATCAACGGCAATGTAGCATTGAGCTCAGCATCCTTCGCGTGCACACTAGCTAGCTGATCCCACTGCTTCACATTGTTGAAGTGGATGTACCCATCGACCTCAACGACTAGCTTGCGGGTACGTGACATGATGTCGATCTGTCGCTTGTGTGACTTTGTCAACTGAAACAGCTGCGCATTCATCAAGCGTTGGTTACCTTTGAAGTCGTGTTCAGGAAACTCACGTTGAAGAAATTCGAGCGTCATCTTCTCAGGCTTTGTTGTGCGGCAACCGATCATCTTGGTCACTATTGCTTGGAACTTCTCAGGTTCACGCTCTCGCCACGCACGTAGGTTCTCTGTTCGCTGTGCTACGATCTCGGGCCGTGCAGACGTCAGCTTCGCTGTGGTTGATGACGTCTTCCGTCCATCTTCGGACTGGGCCCATGCGACTATCGTGGTCTGTGCTAGTTCACTGCGTCGTGCTCGTTCAGCTGGGTTCGCCATGATAGTTCGCTTGACTGAAACACCCATCGTTGCTCGGTACTCGCTAAGGTCTTCACCCTTTGCCTTCGCACGTTCGATCCAGTCACCGTTGACCTTACCCACTCTAGAGGCTGCAGCACGTGCAGCTTCGCACGTCAACGACCCATGTTCAGCTTCGTAGGCTTCTCGGGAAAGACAGTGCACCTCGCTGACGTGCTTTGCGATCTTGGTGCCGATGAGACCACATATAGCACACTCGACGTAATCAACGCACTTCGTCAGCCCACTCAAACACGTTGCATCATGCTCTTCACGGAAGACCGTCTTCAATGAACGATGCTTCTTCTGGTCAGTCACCTTGCTGCGACACAAGCAACAGTTGAACCTGTAGGTCGCACCATGATTGAGAGCTTGCGCTCGAGGATCTCGCTCAACGCTAACATCTCTCCAGTTTCTTGCGTCCTGAACTTGTGATCGAGCGTGCACCTCACCTTCTCTCCCGTGTTCAACACTACCTCGACAATCTTCTTCTTGCCGTTGTGATGCACCTGCTTCACAGGAACGAAAATGTTCTGCTTCGTCAGCTCGTCCCGAGACATCACCATGTCCCCCGGAAGCACATCCTTCATCTGCTTGCGGCATGAGTTCATTGTACCATCCTTCAGCTCGTAAGTATCGACCTCAGTGTAAATAGTGACACACTTATTGAACCCGTATCCCGAGAAGAAGCAGATCGTCTCGTACATCTTCTTCGCCGTCGCGGGCGGGACGCCGTTCTTGATGGCGCCGTTGATGATGCTGTCCTCCAGCTCCTTCACCTTCTTCTTCGCAGCTTCACCTCCCGAGATGCTGCGCTTCATGATGGCACGACGAACCTCGTCAGTCTCTGCCATCGGGAACCCAGCGACCTTGTTCGCAAGGGCCATCACAGATTCTTGAAAGACCAACAGTCCTCGTGTTTCCTTGAGTGTCTCGTTAATGAGAGCGTGTCCCCAATCATAGGCTTCATGTTCATGCTTCATCCAAAGCTTGTCAACATGAGCGGCAAGAGGTCCTGGGCGATAGATCGACGTGAGAGCTGCAATATCTACGATTGATTTTGGTTTAGCACTCTTGAATAGTCTTTGCGCGCCTTGGCCCGTGCAATTATGTACAACTACGCCGCTTGCTACGAAGTTGTGATGATCACGTACTTCGATATCATACACGTGATGCTTACCAGCGGGTTTCACAGATACCAAACGTGCCATTAGTCCATTATCCTTAAAATGCTCGGGTAGTTTACTGCTTGAGAATCCCAAACGCGATGCACTTCAAATCCCTTTGTCTTCGCCGCTGATGTATAGTCCCGGTCAATGCAATATTGCTTCTTCATTTTGGGTGTGAGGTCGAACAACTCTTTGTTACCGTGCCAATAATCACCATCGAACTCAATGACAAGATTTAGAGACGGCACATAAAAGTCAAACTCATGATTGATACCTTCAATGCGATGTTTGTGCACCACTTCTTTGCCATACAATTCTTGTAGCTTCACCAAGAACTCTAACTCTGGTTTCGAATTTCGTTTCTGTGGTGCATGATCGGCAATCGCTATCTTCACTTTGCTTGAGTGTTCTTCTACATACGCAACGTCATGAAACTTCAGGTGCATCGTCAAACTACGTTTGTAGTTGAACACACGTCCACACTCTGAACACGCTACATCTCTTGGTTCATTGTCGGCATTACAATACGCCGTGTGTGATCGAAGAGAGACGTTGGTCTCGAACTTCTTGTTGCACTTCTGACACTCGTAATCGCCATAACGAATGATCTTGTCACGCGTCTTTGATGCGTTCTGATTAGCGACATGTTCAGGTGTCAGCTTTCGACCCTTGTATGTTTGTCTTCGCCATTCTGCAGAACACTTACGACTACAACACGTCGATCGTGGATTGTATGTCACATACTGCTTGTCACAAATCACGCAGTTCTTTGTCAATGCTTTACTCATCTTCTAGCAACCGCTCCTGAAAGATAAGTATAGAACGTAATTCACTTGAATTCGTCATCTTCAGTCAGATATTGTGCCTCGACCCAACCACGTTGTGTCAAAATCGGATGATCGGGCGTGCAAACAAGCGTTCTTCCATCATCGAGCGTCAATTCGATGCAATCTTTGATGCCTTGATCGAACACATGATCGACTGTTGAAGTCACAAACTTGTTCGTACCTTCGTCAAAGGTCTTCACCTCATCACCAGGCTTGATTTCTTTGATGGGTTTCTGTGTATCATCCGCCATTGTGACTGGCGTCGCCTCATCAACGCACTGGAAGACGCCCGCCCACTTGCCTTCGCTGTACACTTCGTAGGGCTTCGGATCGTCGAAGTTGATGACGTCCGGAGCGAGGTGAGTGTCGTACCAGCGCTTGACATCATCGAACGTGGGATGCGGGTTGCCCTCCTTCTGCAGGATGAGCTCGATGGTGCGCTCGATGATGCGCATTGTCTCGAGGCCCAGGAGATCGTACTTGATGAAGTTACCGATGTACTCGAGGTGCTTGAAGTTGACGCCTTCGACCCAGGGCGCCTGAGGTTCGCCTTTGCTTGCGATGAGGGGCATCTTGTTGGGCAAGTCGTCTGCGATGAGGACACCTCCCGCGTGGCGACCCAGCGACCTGTTCTGCTTGAACAGGATCTTGATGCTCTCCTGCACCTGCGGGTACTTCTCCATGAAGGCGATGAACGACGGGCTGTACTTCATCGCATCGTCGAACACGAGGACGAAGAGGTTCTTGTCGTCGCCCTCCTTCATCGTGGCCTTGCGGCACTCGTCCTCCACGGTCCTGGTGGCCGCATTAGTCTCTTCAAAGGGCACACCGTAAAACTTTCCGATGTCCTTGACAAGGGTCTTGAGCTTGAAGGTGTTGTAATTCGAGATGGGCACCACGTTCTCGTACCCGAAGAACCCACGGAGCTGATCGAGCACCTTGTCGCGGTCTGACACGTCAGTGTCGATGTCGGGCGATCCCTTGCGGTAAACGCTCAGGAATCGGGCGAAGGGAAGGTCCCACTTGATGGGATCCATGTCGGTGATGTACAGCACGTAAGCGACGAGAGAACCACCGCCTGAGTTGTGGACTGCGGCGCCCTCTACGTTGTAGGTGTGGCTGTTCGCCACGCAGAGATCTACGACCTCACCCTTGTACGGAACGACTGTCTTGCTTTTGAGCTTCATGGTATGCGTTGGCTCTCTTCCCGTATTCCTTCAGATCTTTGTCCAATACTACCCTGTACGAGGTTCCATTTGCACTGCAGTGTTTCGCAAGGGCATCAATCTTCGCCCGATAAGTTGTTGGTGAAGCGTCGATCCAACGTTGGCCTTTCACCTCAACGATTGACCCGTCAACATCGAAATCTGGATAGTAGTCGTGTTCGCACCCGTCCTCAGGGTCAACGTACTGGACGTGCAGTTCACAACGAGCGACCTTCTTCCCGTTGTCAGCGCACCACAGCAAGAACGCAAGCTCCAGCTTCGAGTGGTACACAATCGCACCTTCATGGATGCCTGTGTGTTTGTAGACGCCCTTACCGCTGACCCGGTCGCGGTAGCCTATGTCTGAGGCCCACTTGTCACGCATGATGCGGGCCATATTGGCTTGGTATGCTGGGTCACTGACGCACTTCAGCTGAGCATCTCGCATCACCTTGCCGTGTTCCCCTACCCACATGGCACGCGAATTCTCTCGATGCTTCTCGAGTGTCTCAGGCTTGTTCTGGGCGACGGACTGGGACGCTGAGTTCTTGGCCCGCCACTCGGCATCGTAGAGGTACCTGTCTACGTAGCATTGAGGACACACTTGAACCTTGTGACGGCGGGCAAACAGTTTTCGTGCGAGGCCGACGTATACTGTCGGACAATGGATACACTTGATTTGCACCAGCGCTTTTGTCGAGTGCTTTCCCCACTCGTATTCATCCCAATCATAACCACATACGACATCGAACTTGCTCGCAGTCCTGCGTCGAAGGAAAGCGATCTCGTTCATCTCAAATTGAGGTTGAAGCTGATTCCACAAACGTCGAGTAATGATCAGCGAACAGTCAGACTTCAACGCTGCACTCACCAACGTCATCTGTGTGTCTGTCAACCCGGGTTGAGGTTTATCGCTCCGGCGACGTGTCTTGAAATTGTGATTTGCCATCCTTCATAGGTATGGTATGCGGCTCAGGTAAACTATGATCCATCACATCAACACCAAATGTTAGATTAGGCCACGTTGTTTTTGATATGTGATCGCATATTCCCTGACTTTATCATGCTTGCTCTTCGCAAGATAGTTCAGAATATCGTCAGGAGTATTTGGATTGAACGTCAAAGATTGTAAGACGTTTACGTCATCACTGTTGGCAAGTTTTCTTAGCGTATTTGTTGGACACGATTTATTCAGCGCGATTTCTAATTGACAAGCGTTACTACTTAAGAGCTCTTCGAACGTAGATGTATCAATTGATTGATTGTTAGCCAAGTTTCGCTTTGCACGCTTGTCATTACTGTGTGTGATCTGCGATTGTAGTTCTATGGGAAGTTTAAGATTGTTAGCAACGTATGTTCCGTAGCCATCGTCTATCATTTGTTTGAGCAGATCAACGGGTGTATTTACGTTTATTGCAATTTTGATGATTGCTGCTATCCCCGTTGAGTTCTTAGGGTTAGCTTTTTTGTACAATTTTCGAAGTTGAAGATCAGGTGCTCGATTGACCTTATCGATCATTGCCTCACGATCAACGTTTTCCTGATCTTCAGGCTTAAGTTTTTGTTCGAACGTATCAATGTGATCGTATGCTTTGGCAGAGAAAAAGACTGCTTGCGCAGGTTCGTGGATGTGAATTATTCTGTCACCATGATCAACTACACCATCAATGCCCACTGTTCTCCACAATTTGTTCCACGCGAACGTATCTGACGTTTTGCCAGCTTTCAACGAAGGAGATGTGCGCAATATGTTCGAGTGTTTCCACAACCATCCCATGGGGGTTTTCACAGAAACATATTCTCCGCCGTACGTACGTTCATCAGCATCATCATATTCGATCTTGTTGATCTTTGGTAAACCAACCACAGCATTCATCGAATTTGCAATCTCAAGTGCGTGATCAGCAGAGATATTGTTGTCAACGACATTCGCTGAATTTCGTATCGCAAGTATGTGAACATACTTGCGATTTGATGCAAACATTGCTCCCTTAAAGGGCTTTGACACGTCGAGTGTAGAAGGATCACCCATTCCTTCATCATCAACGATTTCTTGTTCCTTCCAATCTAACATTGCATCTGTTACGGGATATGCGTACACACCTACCGGTGTTCCGAAACTACTCTTGGGATTGATGCCGACCTTCAAGAGATCGGAGAAAGTCATGAAATATCCCTTGTTAGTGTACTCCTCGAGCTGCTTTCGCAATAGATCTTGAGCTTCCACGAGATTCATCGTGATGACAGCGCGAAGTTGTCTCATGGAGATAAGCATAATTTAATTATACTTCAACCAACTCGTCTGCCTCTGTTAGGTGCTGTGCCTCGACCCACCCACGGTTCTTCGTCAGGAACTTGTGGTCCTTGGTGCACTTCACCTTACGACCGTCGTCGAACTCTAGTTCCAAGATGTCTTCATCGACTTGGTACCTGAAGACCTCGAGCACTTTCTGTTCCTTGCCTTCGGCATCCTTGATGACGTCGCCTGCCTTGACTGTACCGATGGGGGCGTGCATGCCGTCTGACATCAGGACACGAGTCTCAGGCGTGAAACAGCCTCTCCCGGGCCCACAGAGGCAAACTTTTCGAGCTAGCTCCATGATCTTCTGGTACGAGACGAAGTAATCGGCGTTCTTCATCGCCTTGATGACGCCCAATTCCTCTCTGAGACGATCGATGTACGCTTGCTTGTTGTGCACACCGCGCTTGAACATTCCCACCTTGCACAGGTCCATCAGGTGAGCGAACGATGTCGATCCCTCGGGGACGAGCAGCTTGTTGGGGAACTTGGGCGACCGATCGGGAGGAACTGCGCCGATGAGATCATGCGCGATGTCGTGGGTGCGCTCGATAGCGTCTGCAACGAGCTCGTCATCGTAGAAGCTGGTGCCCTCCTTCGACCTGAGGTACTCATCCCACATCTGCGTGGCGTTCTTCGGGTACAGCTCGCACTTGAGCTCATCGCGAGACTTGGGAAGGGATTCTGGGTTGATCTCTCGACCCATCCAACCCAAGCGCTTGTACAGCTCACGTTCCTTCCAGAGCTCGGGCCTGTAGTAGTGCGCATCACCGGTGACGATGAGCTGCTTCTGCAGGTTGGATCTACGTGCGAACTCGAGGATCGCACGGTTGACGAGGTTCTGCGCTGGGATGCGGTTGAACTGCAGCTCGAGGTAGAAGTTTCCCTCGCCCACTGCGCTGACCATGCTGTCGTAGCAGTTCCCCACCGAGGTCAAGCACCGTTCGAGCAACGCCGGATCGTCGAGTAGCTTGTCGTTGAGCTGGTCGAAGTCGACCTTCTGGATCTCCTGGAAGACGTTGAACGCGATGGGACCACCCATGCAGGCCGAACTAGCGATGATGTTGCCGTCCTTGCCCGCTTCACGAAGCACGTTCCAATCGAAGCGTGGGAACCTGTAGAAACCGTGAAGGGCTGCTTTCGAGCACAACGAGAAGATCTTCAGCAAGCCCTTCTGGTTCTTGGGAAGGACGACGAGGTGATGACGCCTGTTGACCGGGTTGAAGTGCTTGTTGGACTTCGTCTCGTCCTCATCCTCGATGGTGAGCGCATTGTTCGTCTCGAAGTCCTCAGTCTCGTCGCTGGCGTCTACGATGGCGACGATGGGTGTCCTGATCTCCTCACGTTTCTTTGAGAGCTTCTTCGCAGCAGCTTTGTCATCACGCGCTTGCTCCGAAAGGGCTTTGTCCTTCTCCCATTGGATCAAGTCAGGATGGTAGTAACCTTCCACGCCGGGGACGAAGAGGAACTGCTTCTCAGCGTTCTTCTTGTTCCAATCTTCGACCCAAAGTTGAGCATGGGCGTAAGAAGACATGTTGCCGTGCTCAGTTATTGCGTGGCCGTCGAGCCCGTTCTCCATGCACCAAAGAAAGTAGTCTGACGGGTACCCGAGTCCATCCATTGCCGAAAATGTTGTGTGGTTGTGAAGGCCGAAGAATCGATTGGGTACTCGTGACATGCTTCCATTCTACCACCATCGAGCCACCGATTGCACTTAACGACGAACGGGCCCGTAGGCCCGTTCGTGCTTCTTCTACGACTGCATCACTTCAGTGATGATTCTGCAATCTCGATCCCAGGAAGGAGAAGGGCCAACGATGTGATAGATGCGGTGATGATGTCAGTTCCTGTTGCCGCTGGCGCGAACACTGCGGCGATCTGGGGTAGATCAAGGACGAGCACCGGAAGCACGACAGCGAGCCACGTGGGTAGCTTCCCCCAGAAAGGCTTGAGCACCTTGATCAACCTGCTGATTGCAAGAGCTCCGGCGGTCACGTCGGCGGCGATGTCAGGGATTGTGAGTGCCATGCGTCTATCCTCCTACGAATATGTAGGACTGCACGCGTTAGATTTGAGGATATGAACGTGGGGTAGAGAGCGTTTCGATGAGCTTCAACGCATCTGCCGCGAACAACGCCAACATGCTGACCGTGCAAGCCAGCAGGAAGCAACTGACGATCGAATTTGAGAAGAAAGATCCGTAGATCGCACCCACCCAAAACCCATTGCAAAGCGAACAATCATGCATCGGAAGCAAGGCACGCATCCGCACGAACAGTGAACTTCGCACGTAGATGATCGTGCAACCGATGAGACCCAGGACTGTCGCTACGTCAGACATGGACAACGTACAGCTGCGTCACGTTGTCTTTCGCGGGGGAAGGTGTGACGACGCCCGCAGCTACCGTCGTGGGGGCAGCAGCGTGAACGGGCGTCGCCGTGGGTGCAAAATGCTCCCTCAAGATGCTCATGAGTTCGCTGATCTGTGCGATGGTGAAGTGTATCTCCTGCGGGGGCTTGACATCATTGTCAGTGATGTCCATCGTGCCATCAGGGTTCAACATCACTGATGGGCAGCAACCACCACCTCCACACGACAACTTCGTCCCACGGTACCCAGTTTTTACGTTCGACATGTTCAAGTCTCCTTCTCTCTCAAGCGACGGCACGCTTCGGCACGTACCTGCGATGCAGCACAATGATCTTATCGTTCAACTTCTCGTTTCGAGCTGACAATGCGTCAGGACGACGCACGTTTGACGTTGAGAACAATCTCAACGCTTCTGAACGACGACGAGGTTCAAGATCTATCACCTTGACGTCATGACCGCAAACGACGTGTTGATCCCTCTTGAGGAACCTGAACGAGACGATCATCTCTGCACCGCACTCGCACCTGCACAACCACTTCCTCCTACAGGTGGAATGATCGGCTCGCAATACAGTCAGAACACCATGAACAGTTCCCGTCAGGTCATCAGTTCTGATGCACCCGCATGAGGTGCTGTTGTACGTCCTCAATGAGCACGTTGTGATGTCCTTGCAGGTACCGCAATCGCACTTGCAGTGCCACTGCGTCTTGCCGTTCGCGTTGTTGGGAGCCCTGCTCAAGACCAACCACAACCCGAACCTTTTCCCAACAAGATCATCAATCCTTTTCATCTGTCCCCGGCCCCACAATTCGTTCATCGTAAAGATGCGTGGGCTCCGTTCGTAGAGCCCACGCACCTGTTCTTACCCGTTTGAAGTCATGCCCGTGTCGGAAGCCTGATCAACCCGTACCGGATCTGCTTGTTCGGTTTGACCGACTTGCTCGGCCGTGTCGACCTGACTCCGTTCCTCTCATGGAGTGACTGGTGCTTTTCCTGCAGAGTAGTAAGCAGCGAGTTGCTGCTCAGCACGTGCTGCACGATCGCGCTGGTCTTGCAGAGCGATGCTTCCCACCAGGTCACGCGTCTTCTGACCGTCTGCGATGATCAGCTTCTGCGTCTCGCAGCAACACGCTGCGGCTTGCGCTGCGGCGATGGAGGCGAGGTTCTGTGCCGAGAGCTCACGGGCCGATGCGATCGTCTGCGCCTGCAGAGCTGCAGCAGCAGCGAGCTTCTCGTTCTGCGTGGTCAGTTGGTCAAAGTTGCTCGTCGCCTGAACAGACGCCTGGTTCGCGTAGTTCGAGGCTGCAACGGTCGACAGGTTGAAGTTGTTCGTTGCCTGCGTACCGAGCTCACGAACCTGACCCTCGTGCTGGGTCGCGTTCGCAGAGGCATTGACGGTCGCCTGGTTGGTGAGCTGGCTCGACTACGACTGCAGCTGCACCTGAACTGCTGCAGCGTTCTTCGCTGCGTCGACAGTGACCGCCATGGCGTTCTTCGCAGAATCGACGAGCGCCGCGGCTGCGTTCTTCGCAGCTTCGATCAAAGATTCGCTCTTGATCTCAAGGGCACGATCAGACGCATCCTTGAAACCGGCGAGGCCACGAAGATCGCTCTCCTTGAAACCAGCAGCCGTGCGCAGATCGGTCTCCTTGAAACCACGACCAACCTCTGCCTCGAGGAAGCGAAGATCGCGGTGATCGTAATCGCGGTGTTCATGGTGGTCGTGGTGCCTTTCGGTCACAACGGCGGTGCTTCCAGTCGGGATAACGGTGACGTCACTTGTTGCCATGTTCTTAACCTTTCAACACCGACTGTTCTGTCGGATGTTGTAAATAACAAACGCGGCATCGTTAACACATTTCGTGTCATTCATGGACATTCGTGAATATATAGCACTGTGATATCCATCGTAGAGCTTTGCTCATGTGTCACGACTACTGTATGTAGTTTTTGAAGTACGCGATCGTCTTTTCTAGACCTTCGTGCAGACCCACCTTGGGTTCCCACCCCAGCAAGTCTCGAGCAAACGTGATGTCAGGGCATCGTCGTGAAGGATCGTCGACCGGCATCGCATCGTGCTTCTCGACGAGCTTGCCACCGTTCAACGTCAATGCGATCCTTGATGCGAGCTCGTGGATCGTGAACTCGATGGGATTGCCCAAGTTGATGGGCGTACCCGGGTTCGTGGGAAGTTCTGCCATGGCGACGATCCCCCTGATCAGATCATCAACGTAGCAGAAACTACGCGTCTGCTGACCGTGACCGTAGATCGTGAGAGGTTCGCCCTTCAACGCTTGCCTGATGAAGTTGCTGACAACGCGACCGTCGTAAGGGTCCATGTTGGGCCCGTAGGTGTTGAAGATCCTCACGAGCCTGGCATCGACGCCATACGTGTTGCGATGATCGTAGCACAGAGCTTCAGCAGCGCGCTTGCCCTCATCGTAACACGAACGCGGTCCGTACGAATTGACGTAACCCCTGTACGACTCAGGTTGCGGTGATACGTTGGGATCGCCGTACACCTCGCTCGTGGAGGCTTGCACGAACACAGCTTCATTCCTGCCCGCAACGTCAAGCATCAAGTCCGTTCCTAAAACGCACGTCAGCATCGTGTGCAATGGCATGTCCTGGTACCGAGGCGGTGATGCAGGACACGCGAAGTTGTACACGATGTCAAGCTTCCCGTTGATCTTGATGTAACGATCGATCGAGATGTTCGAGAGCGTCGGTTTTGTGATGTCTCCATCGTAGAACGTGAATCGTTCGTTCGTCTTCAACGCTGCGAGGTGCGCAGACTTGGGATCTGACGAGCAGAAGTCATCGATGCCAAGGACACGATCTCCCGCGTCGAGGTGATGTTTCACGAGGTGAGAACCCAAGAACCCAGCTGCACCTGTGACGAGAACATTTCTCATGTGCTTAAAAGTACCACCTTCGAGTCTCATGTTCACCCTAATCGGAATGCGTTGATATTTACATGCATGAAGCGCACCATAAGCGAAGCCACGGTGAAAAAGATCTACGAGATGCTTGCGGAGCGGTTCGGAGAACCCATCGGAGACGTCAAGGATCTGGGCCCGGGAGTGGCTGACGAGCGTGATGGACATCTCCATCGAGGAACGTCATCAAAAAACAACGGGTGGGGCTCTGAGCTACACGAGGACAAGAAACACGTTGATCCCAAGACGCACAAGGCTTGTCCCATCTGCAAGGGCACCGGCAAGGTCCTGAACCAGCGTGGAAAGAAGATGGCGTGTGTCCTCTGCAAGGGTCACGGAATCCTTCGCGTTGCATCAGAGCAGGAACCTGAGAACATCAACGAGACAACGTGCCAAGGATGCGGATCAATGATGCCCATGGAGGGCGTGGCCTGCGACCAGTGCGGCATGATGCCGATGAGCATGGACGAGGCTGATGATCTCGACCAGATGAAGATGGGCATCGCCGGCGGTTACGGTGATTCAGGTGGTTACGGGTCGAGGGGAGTTGAGCGTTGCGAGGATTGCAACCGACCACTTTCACCCGGTGAAACGCACGGTGGACGAAACGTCTGCGGGAACTGCGCCTTCAACGTGACGACTGATCGTCATGACCTTGACATGTACGGCGGCGGGAGCGGCACGATGGACGAGAGCGAGGGAGGTGGAAGGCACCCGGGGCATGCGTCGTCTTGCACGTGTCCCGATTGTTCACGACCCGTGTTGCACGACGACGAGGGCCTTGACGAGCTCGATCAGGTCGCACCTCCAGGTCGTGAACGACAGGTCAAGGCCTTGAAGAAGGTGAAGGGTGTGAAGAACCCGTTCGCTGTAGCATGGGCGAGCTACAACAAGGGCAAGTGATTCGAATCACATCCCCAAGGCTGCCTTAATTTGTTCAGGTTCGGTGACGCGAATAAGCGTACGACCGTTGTTCTTAAACCATTCATTCTGTTCAAGATCAGTCAACATCTTCTTGTGAATCACAACGTCTTGTTTCGTCTTAAATTCTGCAACTTCATCTAGGCTCCTTCCCGTACCGTGCCAATAGACACCATCAAACTGTACGTAAGTATCAATACTTTTGACGTAGAAATCAATCGCCCAACGTGTTCCAGGAATCACCGTTTGGCGTTCAACGTTGTTCTCACCGAACATCTCGCACAAAATCTTGTAAAGATGATCTTCGGGTTTTGACTTTCGAAATGAGTCATTGCGCTTCATGGTCGCATGACGTCTAGCAGCTGCTAAAGACGATCGCTTGTTGATCTGAAACGAAAGTAAATCACGAGAACTCGACACTCCATATCGTTTAAGCATCGTCTGTTCACTCTTCATTCGTACTATTGGCGACGCCCATGCCTTTTCTGCGCCATAACGCTCAAGCATCGTTTGACATATACGCAAAGCTACGTCAGGTCTTTGTGCAATGTTATTAACGCCACACATCGTAAGATCGGCCTTGATCTTTGCTTGTATCTCATCCGCACGAAGACTACAAATATTGCCATAACGTTGAACATTTGTCGCTTGAGTCTTTGCGATCACATCGGGAGACTTGAACGCATTATCAACACCGTAATGTTCTAAACACGTTAATGCTTTTTTCGCTTGATGTCTTCACGTTGACTGGGATTTTCAACGCCGTAACGTTTAACATGTCGAAGACGTTTTGCAACATCAAACTCGCTACCAAGACGTTGTGCATCACTCATACATCTATGACAGCAGAAGTGAAACTCACCCTTGCACAATTTGCCATGACGTTCATATCGTTGATGACAATGATCGCATTCATAGACATGAACGGTGATCGTCGTATTTCGAATGCTGCTCTGATGTTTTACGCAAGTACTTGAGATGTGCATCTGTACCCAAACAAAGGTACAACACGCTCATGAAAATCTACATTCCCAAGGCATCACGTTGACATCGTCGTTTGAGTAAGTAACAGATCTGTTCGTGTTTGTCCGCGATACCTTGCAGGAGGTTGTCGATACCGTTCGTGGAGCATCCTTCGTCTTTCAACGACTGAAGCATCGCATCGATGACGCACATGAACTTCTGCTCTGCTTCCAGCGATGACTTTGCCAGGTCATTGGCGTTCGGGATCGTCTGAGCTGCACCCGAGGTGAGAACGAGCTTCAGGATCTGCTTGCACTGCAGCGCAAGGTTGACGTTCTGCTCACCACCCACGCCGATCGAGCGTTCAGCGACGTCGTCGATCTCTGAGACGACATCGTTGTAGAGCCTCTCGAACAGCAGGTGATCGCCGTAGTAGGAATCACCTCGAGAGATCCAGTGATGCGTCTGGTGCAACATCGCAAGGAAACGAAGGTGAACGAGGATCACCGACAACTGCGCGTACGGGATGCCCACCCACTGCTCGAGGGCAACGTCATGGACGAACCCAACGTTGGGTTCAATGACCTCTTCACCGTCAACCTGCGGTTCGATCTCAGTGTCAACTGTGATCCATTCAGCCAACGATCTCATCGTTCTTCACTTCAGGATGCAGGAGAAGCCGATCTTGTTGCAATCGGAAGGGTGCGTCGTCCATTCTAATTTCAAGGGCTCTCCCGCGATCTGCTGACGCTTCGACCAGCTCTCGCAGAACATGTCGAGGGCACGTTCGTCGATCGAACGGAAACCATGGTTGTGAGGAAGCATGCCGATGATGGGCACCAGCGTCTGCTTCGCAGAACCCTCGCCCAAGCGGTACTTGCGGATCGCCATGGGAAGCATCGACTCCTGAACCCTGAAGAGCTTCGCCGCTCGACTGACGAACGCCTCACCAGCGATGCCGCTGTGCACCAGCGCTGCGACGGGATCAACGTCCTCGACCAACTCGGGTAGGATCCCCTCACGAAGGTTTTCCTGCTTCTCCTGACCTTCCAACCACGACAGCGTCTCTTTGAGAGCGTTACGTTCCATATAATTGTCCTCTTTTTCCCTGATCAGGTCCTTGATGCTCTTCAAGAGCTTCGTCTCATCGATCTCAATGAGAGACGTTGCCTTGACGCTGCTGCAGTACCGCCTGACAGCCAGCTCTTCCCATGCGTACTCGATGTTCTGCCCGTAGTTGTGAAGGAACCTCTCAGCGAGGTTCTTGTACCACGCTTCGCTCAGTTCAGGTCCCGGTTGGGTGCGGGTTGCATCGCCCAGGCGTTCAGCGCCATCGACAGGGTCGATCCCTATGGGCTTCACCTCTGGTTTGGCGACGCCAGCTTCATGAAGCTTCTTCTGCCTGAAGATGCTGCGTAGTTGGTCGTCCTTGGGAAAACGTTTGATCATCTCACGGATCGAGTTCAACGACAACCTCCCGGCGACCGCTGCGCGAACGTCTGGGTTGCGATCGTTGATCATCTTCGCAAGGAAATGTTCCGGACACACACGAGCAGCGAACTTGCGAACCTCCGGGTGCGTGTAATCAAGGAAACTAGCGGTGACCGAGGGTTTGAACGACAGGCGGCTAGATCGACCCGTTCGATCAAGGACGTCAAGCCAATCGTTCGCGCTAGCGACGACCGACTCGAGCTTCCCCTCAACGATCACGGCAGGACCGAAAACGCGGCTAATCTCAGCCTTGAGGGTTGCTGCAGCCCTTTCTTCAACCAACGTATCTTTGACGACCTTCTGTAGCGCGTCCAACTTAAGTTGCATGCGGGAAGACTCCTAAAGTGTAAGTAGGTGTCAATGAGGCCATGACGTAGGCTTATTGATCGGGTGCGACAATCCCATGATCTTCATCCATGCGATGATCGAATCCTTGATGTCATCAGGCACCAGGACGCTGCGCTTGTGAAATGCAGGATCGTCTGTGAGACACTCATCGTAAGTCTCCTCAGGACGGGTGCCTCCCCAGCAATCCAGCGCTTCACGAATGAACTCGCGAAGGGCGCCCAACCTGATCTTCATGCGACCGCAGAAATGTCCTCGAGCGGGAACCAATCCTGACGTTGCGGGTCCCACTCCATCAGCTCGGTCGTCGGCGCTTCCTGGAACGCTACGTGAAGCTTGTTGCCGATCTTGAACCACAACGACCTGCGAACGATGACGCGAGGATCGTCGAACGGGTAGTCCGGGTACGTACCCGGGACGATCTCACCCCACGCTTCCGTCGAACCTGGGAACATCGCTTCGGCCTCGAAGGACGACAGTTCCCTGTTCTCATCATCGATCTTGCCGATCTTGTGCTGACGACCTCCTCCGCTCTTCGATGCGCGGAGCTTGCCGCTCAAACCACCGACCTCAACAAGGATGCTCTTCACCAGCATGCGTAGGTGTCCCAGCGTCGTTCTCATGCATGTAACTATACGTCAGGATCATCGAGGCGTGAGATAAACAGCCCAATCATCGTGCCATACGTCCGAACGTGCAGCGTCCCAAAAGTGCAATGATGACGGGATCGCAGGCTTCCTCAGGAGCTGCATGCCAGCCTCCTCAGGCGTCATGTTCGCCTTGCGCTTGTTGCAGTTCTTGCATGCAGCGACGCAGTTCAACCATGAATTGGGACCGCCTCGTGATGCAGGCATGATGTGCTCCACCTGAATGTCCCTCGCGGTGAGCTTCACACCGCAGTACTGGCACGTCCAGTTGTCCCTGTTGAACAGGACCTTCTTTCGGAACCGCGGGGGCTTCCACTTCTTGTTGACGAAGTGTTTGAGGCGCATCGTCGCCGGGACGTGGATCGACGTTGACGGAGAGTTGTACACCTCGTCCCACTCAGAGGGCAACCCCGTCGTGAACGATTGCACGACCTCTGCACGTCCCTTGTAGAACAGGATGATGGCATCCTCATCGCTGATGAAGTGCAGGGGCGTGTAATTC